GTCGGTGTGGTGTATGGCATCAGGGACGGCTGGCTGTGCTGCTTTCAGTCGCTTGATCTCAGCCATATGCTCACGCAGCGATTCCTGCGTGGCTTCAAGCAAAGACCAGTCTCGGCCCTCTAACGCAGGTGCTGGCTGTGCTGCGGGTGGGGAGCCATTGATCCATCCAACAATTGCACGAACCATGAAAGAAGGCTCGAATCTGTTTTCATGCAAATGTTTTGCTGCGTCACGAATATATTCAGGAATCGCCACAGGCTCCTGCACAGGTGCTAAACGGGCTTGCTTGATGGCGGCGATTCTTTTCCCAACCGTTTCACATGGGTACGCAGCCTGTATGGATTCAAGTGTCTCCAGCGCCAAGTCGAGTGCTTCGTCTTTCATACCACCTCCATTAGCCTTAACAGGCCATAAATGATTGACACAGACACTGCCGCCGATACCAGCAGCAATGCCACTAAGATTGTTCGTTGTTTCATGTTCCTTTAACTCCCCAATCAGGCATCTTTTCGTTAGCGGCAAGTTCTTCAAGTTGGACGTAAAGGTTGTCTAAGCCGGGGTCTTTAAAGCTACGAGCGCAATAGCAACCCCAAAACCAAGCGGCTTCTTCCCACAAGCATTCCTTAAAAAGCCTGTCCCTAACAAATGCGCCGGGGCTGTTAGGCATATACAGTTTTTTGCTGTCTTCAATCTCGGCTCTCATAGCCGCTGCAATGGCTGCGTAGTTCATTTCTGTCCTATCTTGTTTAATGTCCACTCAAGCAGTTCTTGCTGAGTGATGTCATAGTAGTCAACAAAACCTTTGCTGCCTAGCCCGTGAAAACCCTTATTGCCACGGTGATGTTCTACGCATAAAGGAATCAGCGTCTTGTAGTCGCCTTTACCCCAACCACCTTCTCTCAAATGGTGAAGCTCTACAGGGCCGGGGTCATGGTCGCCATGCAATTGATGGCACAGCGCACAGCCAAGGCTTGCCACGGCTTGCTTATGTTTCTTCTCTGCGTTCTTCATTTATTACCTTTTTAAACCAAGCAACAAATTCAGATGGGTCATACCAAGAATTTTGAACGCCAACTGTTGATCTATGCCGAACCAACATTTTTGGAGCATCAGGTCTTCTTAAACAACCGCGCAAATAAGCATCTGTTACGTTATATTTTTTGCACAAATATTCAGACAATTCAAGATATGTCCGACATGGTTTGCGAGTTTTTCCGTTCAATTGACGCTGACGAAAATCATAAAGGCTTTCATTGAATTTCAATTTGTACTCCATTAGTGTTGGCCCAATACAACAACCACTCAGTAAAACTTACAGCTTGCTCTTTGGTAAACCGTCTGCTTTGGTGGCCTAGCTGGACGACTCGTTCGCCATCAATGCTTGGCATGACCTTGCTAATGCTAGACATTTCACCGCTTTCATGCGCCCATTGGTCAATCAGAAATCGCTTCCATGATTCTGCTGTCCATCGGCTACCGTGCAATGTTGCTTGCTTGGCAATCTGACCAATGATTGAGTGCATCAGTTTGTTTTGCAAGTCTGATCTTGTCGTGTTCAATTGCTTCTTCCTGTAAAAAATTCATGTAAATTTGACTTTGCTTGCAAATACATTTTGTTTGCTTCTTCTGGAGTTTTATAGTAGCCAAGACTTTTTGTTCTGTTTTGGTATCTAATTTTTGCTTGCCACATTTTGCAGTCTGGATGGTAATAAGCGCCTTTTAAACCAGAGACTGCTTTTGATTTCTTAGACATGTTTTGCATGTTTTGAGCATGACTTCCATTTCGCAAATTACTTAGCTTGTTGTTTGCTTTATTTCCATCAATGTGATCGACTTCAGTAGGCCAAACGCCATAGACGTACAACCAAGCTAAACGGTGCATGTAATACAAGCGCCCATCAACGTGCATTCTTGTATAGCCAATTTTGTTTGGCTTTGCATGTATTGGCCCCGGCAAAATATTTGACACAGGTAAAAGCCGGTTAAAAATTCCAGTTTCTTTGTTATAAGAAACTAGCTCTTTGAGTCGAGATTGGGTAAGTTCATAGTTCATAAGAACATCTTACCATGACAATGCTTAACTTGGCAAGTCCTGTTCACGGCTTTTCATGTCAGGTGTCATAAAACCCCAATCATGCGTAAAGCCGCCTCAGGGCTGTCAACCCTGCACAGAGTACCACCACACCACTTTGCAAAAAAGTCTTGTTGTAGGCTCGTTAAACGCTTTGTAGGGCCACTTTTCAGTTCCATAAGAAATGTGTGGTTCTTGTAGCCAACCAAAAGGTCAACTGGAAGACCGATCACCCAAACGTAACAACCTGCATCCCTAAGAACTTTGACTATTTCAGCTTGGTTTTCGTCAACACGGGCTGCATATCTCATAGGGGCGACTCCCCTGCGTCATCACGCTTTTGCTTTTCGTACTCACGAATTTGCTTGCGTGTCCAAGGTGTTGGGCCTGATGGGGGTGGGAAGGGCCATGTGTTCATTCCAGTTCTCCGTCTTGTAGTTTCTTCATCAGCGCCCGAATGCGAGCAACTGATCCCGTTCCATATTTACGCTCAAGCCATTCAATCCGAACTGGCGTAAGCACTTTTTGACCTGTTGATTCCCAAGTCCTAAAAAGAACCCTAGCCTCACCAAGTTCAATCATGTATCTGTCACCAGCGTCTTGTATCTGTCTGCGTGTCATGGGTAGGGCCAAAGTTGAATCAAACCCCACTTCATCTGTGGATACTTGCGAACGATGTTTGTCTTTTGCAGACGCTGGATGCTGGCCCACACTTGTTTTGTTGTCCAGCAGGTAATTTCTTCAATCTCTTTGCTAGACAGTTCGCCGTGTTCAAGAAGGCGTTTGAGTGCGTAAACTCTTGTCATTTTTTTACCCTTGCAATTATTTCAGCAATCCGTTTTTTGTTCGCAGCCATTTGCTCTGCTGTTAGTTTATTTTCCAACATTGGCAAAGTAGGCTCGGGTGCTTTTCTGCACATCGCACGAAACTCAAGAACTGTTGGCGGCTTACCGCTGTCAGGCATGTTTTTCAAAGCATAAGCAATTGAGTCAGGATGATCTTTAAAGCCAGCTAGCTCATGTGACCAATCAGCTTTAACTTCAGCAATGTCCAAACCTTCCCAACGTCCAAGAAAGTCTCGTCCATAAATCATGGTCAACTTGGTAAAAATGCGTTCAACCCAAGGCATAGGCAAGCTCATTTGTTCACCTCAATAGCTTTCTGTGAGTCCATGTCAATGGTGCGGAAGAAATCGCTTGCATCTTGGTAAGGTGCTTGCTTGGCAATGCTTGGCACGGCCTCTTGCATCTTCAGGCGCATAGATCGCTGGTAAACAGTCTCAGTCTGGTTCTGCTTTTCATCAGACCGTAACCAAGAAGCCTCAAGCCCTTGTGAACCTCTTGCACACCAGATGGTCAAAAATGCGTTAAGGGTAATACCCGCCTTTTCCGCTTCTTTTCTAGCTGACTTCAACACCGTTTCCGTTACAGGTGCTTTCTTGGCTTTCCTAAGTGACAACCAATCTTGCCATTCTTGTAAACCAACATCAGGTGGGCAAGCAACGACAGTTGCTTTATTCTTGTGTTTTGTGTCTTGTGTTATGTGTTCTGTGTCCTGTGTAGCATTGCCTTCGGATTGCGTTCGCAATGCGTTCGCATAAATAGGTAAGTCTTTGTTTTTGTTAGACTTTTTATCCCAACGGGCCTTTGCACTCTGGCTTGCCTTGCTAGATTTTTCTCCAGCTTTAGCCAATTCTTTGTTAGCACGGTGATGAATCCACCCATCAACAGTGCGCTCAAAATACTCTCGCAATACGACCGCAATGCAATCGCTATGCGAACGCATACGAATTTGCCTTGCTACCTCTGTTTCATCTAAAGGTATTGGGCATTCGTGAAGGTAGTACCAATCAAGCAAGCGCCGATAGGTAAGGTCTTCCATCTCTGAAAGATGTTCGGTATGGCTTTTGTAATCGCCAATGTTAAATTGGTAATAGTGCATTTAAGCATCCTCGCAAACCTCCAGAAGAAACGCACGGCAGGTGGGAGGTTCACTTTTCAACAGAGTAGCTACTCTCTGTTTAGCCGGGTTTCAAATACTATAACACCACTCAAGCCCTACTGTAAACAGTGATCTGAGGATGGTTCGTGTAGTTCTGCTGCATGATTGTCACCTCACGCTTTGTAAAAATGGCCTGATCTTTGTTGCGCCAGTTGAAGGCATTTCCTGTTGATTTGACTGTGCCATCTTCCCAAGCATCGGTCTGCTTTTCAAATTCCTGAACAAAAACCTTTGGCTGTTGCTTTTGTGCAACAAATGATTTGCCTGTTAACTGGTGATGGTAGGCGTACTTGCCGTTGCCTTGCAAAACTTTCTTGACGCAGACAATGTAGCCTTCAGCAACCAAAGCGTCTTTGATGGCTGCTGGTGATTCATGGAATCTTGTTGACATCCTGTTCATAATAATTCGATGGCTTACAGGGCCATCTTTTAGTTGTTCGAGGTAGTAGAGTTTTGCTGGTAACACAGGGTGATTTCCTTCTTTGTGGTTAGTTCAATAGCGCGAGCAAAGAGAGCAACGGTAGCTGCTTCAAAGTCGCCGGGATCAAAAGTGTATTGCTTTACAGATTGAATTGCATGGACGCAAAGCTCCTGTGCTGCAACGGTTTCGTGATGGTCTGGTGTAGTCATGCTGGCAAGGTTATCATTGTTGACCTGTTTGTCTATTAGGGTTTGTCCTAGTGTTTTTTTTGTTGATGCGTCATAAGATTGAGGCTCAACAAGACAGGAGTTCACATGAACACAAAATATTTGACACAAGTTCGCAGCTTGTATTGCGTAGCTGGTGTACCAGTTAGCACACAACGTCACAATTGCCGACAGTGGATTAAATCAATCCGCATACTTGGCGACAAATGGCTTCTTGCCAAACCAATTAAACGAACAAATTAAGGTGTTCAGCCGACCTGTAACGGCTGTTTTTTTAGGAGAATGAAATGGGCTTTGTAGCTTCTGACAGTGGTGGTGGTAACTTCAAACGTGTGCCTTCTGGCGTTCACATTGGTCGTTGCTATTCTTTGATTGACCTTGGCACACAGTTGTCGTCTGGTCAGTATGGAGAGAAATTGCAGCACAAGATTCGTGTTGCTTGGGAATTGTTTGGTGAGGATGAGGAAGGCAAGCCGTTGACCGTTGAGTTTGACGGTAAAGAAATGCCTATGACTATCAGCAAGTCATACACCTTGTCTCTTAGTGAGAAAGCATCACTGCGTAAAGACTTGCAATCTTGGCGCGGTCGTGAGTTTACTGATGAAGAAGCTAAAGGCTTTGACATCTCTAAGCTGATCGGTGCTTACTGCATGGTCAACGTGACCACCAGCGAGACTAACGGCAAAACGTATAGCAACGTAGCAAACCTGACTCCATTGCCAACAGCATTGAAGGCCAGCAAGCCAGCACCTATCCATGAGGTTGTGACGTTTGACTTGGACAATCCTGATTGGGCTGTGTTTGACGCTTTTCACGACAAACTCAAAGACGCTATTAAGCGTAGCCCTGAGTTTGCCAAGGTAGCCGGTCATTCTTCTGGTCAAACGCCAACAGGCGGTTTTGACGATATGCCGGACTTTTGACCATGACTAGCCTCTATCAATTAGCCCACGACTTTCGTGAACAACTTGATGACCTGTTTGACCCAGAAACAGGTGAGGCTTTGCCAGCGTTTGACGAATTCCGGGTCATGCTCGGCAACAAAGCAAACGCTGTTGCTGCCTACGTTCTCAACTGCGAGTCAGATGCTGAACAAGCTAAAGCCGCCATTAAACGTATCAAAGCCCTTCAAACGGCCTATGAGCGCAAAGCAGAAAAGTTGAGGGATTACCTTGCCGAGAATATGAAAACGGCTGGAATTCACGAAATAAAGTCTGCTGATGGCTCTTTCGTTGTCAAGTTGTATGTTGACCGTGACGAGTCTGTTGTGATTGAGGATGGCGCATTCTTTGTGCCTGAATTGTGCAACGACCCAAAGCCACCAGAGCCAAGCAAAACCAAGATCAAGATTGCCATTCTTGCTGGTGAGCCTATAGCTGGTGCTTACATTGTTCGCAAGGACAGACTAACCATCAAATGATTAACGGGGAAAAGCGGATGCTAACGAGTCATTGTTCTAGGCAGTGCAGGATGATCTCTGAGAAGTTAGACGCAGCGAGTACCCCACCTTAATTAAGTTAGCAATGTTATTGTCATTCAATAAGGTTGCTAACCTTTATAACTTAGGACAAGACATGAAATTCAAAGACTTTTTTGGCGGCAATCCTTTAGACCTTTTTCCCCGTGTTCGGGCGACTGATCCCATCACATCATTTGAGGCGGCAGATTCGGTCAAGGAAGTTTCTGCCAAGCATCACAAGATCATCCTTGATTGCTTAAAACAACACGGGCCACTTGGAAAAGATGGAATAGCAAGATTAACTGGCCTTGAAAGCAATCAAGTTGCAAGACGGTTAAACGAGTTAGAAGTCATGTGCCTTATTTTGCTGACAGGCAACAAAGTTAAATCAAACAGTGGACGTAATGAAAGAGAGTGGACAGTATGAAAGAAACACAATCGTTTGGCATGACAGAGTTTCAAGTCATGAAGTGGGCTAGTGACCGTGGAATTTACGAAAACGGCACAGCATTAGGTCAAGCCAAGAAAACGCTTGAAGAAGCTGGCGAGTTGCTTGCTGCTGTTGCTAGCAATGACCGTGCTGAAATTGAAGATGCGCTTGGCGATGTGATGGTTACGCTGGTTAACGTAGCCGTGCTGTGCGACATGGACTTACGCCAATGCTTCTACAAGGCGTTTAAAGTCATTGAGCCAAGGCAAGGCTACATGAATAAGAACGGTCAATTTGTTAAGCAGTAAGAAACAAAGCAATCTCAGCCTCACGCCTTTTAACGAGTCCGGGCAGGACTTTCCCGCCTCCCTTGGTCCAAGCCCTGAAAGCGTCAGCAGCACCCTCCCAATCGCCTCTATTAGCCTTCATACGGATGGTAGAGCGTTGGAGGTTGCCTAGTCCAAAATTGAAGGATATAGAGACAAGAGCGTCAAAGCTGCCTTGACGCCCAACACAGCCGGGAACAAGTCGTAAAACACCACGTTCAAAACTTGCAACGTCATCAGCGAATAGTTTTTCGATTTCTTCTTTTGACCAGACACGGGCATCCTCCTGTCTCAGTGGCATCTCTTTGCGGATCATGGGTGTCTCTTTGCCCTCAACCCGTGCCATAGGTAGCCTGATCTGCTCTTGGTAAAGCACATGACCGTAGCCAATAGTCCAGATTTGGGCGGGGCAAAGGTAGGGCTTGTTTCTGCACCCCTCAAAACGGTGCATTAGGTCTGCGCCAGCTTTAGATAATTTCACTTCTTGCTCCAGCCGCGAGATCCAAACCAAAAACCGATAATGCCGCCAAGCATTGCCATTTCGTCAGAGCTAAAAATGACATCGGAATACTTGATGACATCATCAATGCTGGTAATTAAGCCGGGATGATTCCACAAGTACCAAGCCATAAAAGCGTTGATTAAAACAAGTTCAATTACGAAAATGTAAGTTACTGTTGGTCGGACTGTGCCAACGTAGCTAGAAACCCATTTAGACGCCTTTTCAAGCACTTTGGCATCGTGTTCCAAAGCAGCTTCAGTCATCTGAGCATCAGTTTGCATTTGGACTTGCTCAGTGCGAATTTCTTCTACACGGGCTTGTGCAGCAAAACCAGCAGCAGCAAGTGCCAATTCTCGTTCTGTTTGCACAGCAGCTAGTGCAAGTTCATGCTTTTGGTCGGCCTTGTTCTGAAAGTATTCCAGCAGTTTAGGCAAGCCAGAGATCAGCAGACCCCCAAGAGTTGAAAATAGTGAAAGCATCAATTACCCCTTTTGGTTAACATAGCACTGGCAATTTCCAGCATAAAACGAACTTGTTGTAGGTTCTCTGGTTGTTCAGCCCATCCAACCGTGATCTGGCCTACAAACCTATGTGAGTCAGGTGGAACACTTACTCGACAGGTAAACCCAACACCTTTTTCCAAGTACCAAAGCCCAACCTCAGACTGAGCAAAGCGGTACTCTCCACAAGGAATCTCATTGGTCATCAGCTTGACCACATCAGCATTGTTGGCAGTGTTCTGACTGAACAGCCCAACATCAATATCTTCAATGGTCTTGTCTCTACCATCCTTGGTATATGCTTTATACAGCACACGACTGTTGAACAAAGGATTGACCTTGAACACTGCAACGACCGAAGCGCCTGTTTTTTTAAGCAGCATTGAACTTGCGTCATCAGCCCTTGATGTATTTATCTCGGGTAATTTCTTAGATTCCTTGTAGGCATCAAACATGAACTCTTGGTTTTGCCACAGGAAGTAACCAGAGAAAGCCAGCACACCCATCAAAACGATAGCAAACAGCTTGAATGGTGAGTCCACATAAGTCAGCACCTTATCAATTACGGTTACTGGTTTGTCACTCATCTTAGGTGCTTCATGTAAATGATGAGGCCTCCAATCATCAGCGCAGCCAAGACCAAGGATGCCATACCAATAGCAATGTACTCAGCAATCTGTTCAAGCCTTTCCCTGCGCCTAATGGCCTCGCGTACAGCAGCTTCTTTGGCCTCCCTGCGCCTTCTGGCGGCGGTGGCTTGGAACTTGAGCCAATCCCCCCACATTCCCGGTCTGCCAGCGTAAACCATGCGCTCACGAAGTTCCTCTTCTTGCTGCCGAAGTTGCTCCAACGCCATGAATTCTTCAAGGTCAGAGCCGCCACCCTTTTTGGTAGCTCTTTCTTGGATTGCTGCTTTGTTGTCAAAATAGTCAAACACCCGAGAGCCAAGCGCAGACAAATCTTTGCCATTTGCTAAGGCTTGCTTGATGACATTAAATGCGGCATTTGCCGCCATCAATTCAGCCAACATAAAAAGCCCAGATTAAAACTTTGACGCAGTAGACAATGAACCCAACAACAAGGGCCGCTGCAATAAAGCTAACGGCCCAATCTTTCATTTAAGAATCCAGACAGCAGAGAATATTGTCCCGCCCATTGACAACAGCATTACGCCAGCAGCCTTGATTAAGATGCTTTCTATGCGTTTTAGTCTTGCATTGATCTGCTCATATCTAAGAGCGCAAACTTCTTCGTGTGTTGATAGTCTTGCGTCAGTTTTGTCTATCGTGGTCATGGGTTACTGCATGGTCAAAGGTTTTAGGGAACTCTCCTGTTGTCATGTAGTGTAAGTTTTGCACAATGCGTTCATCGTGCGGAGCTAATTCTAAAGCCTTCTGGCAAAGCTGAATAGCCTCATCCCTTAAGCCAAGGTTCCACGCTGCAATACTGGCAAAATCCCAAGGCTTTTCAGTCCAGACTGACGGGTCCATTGTGTACACAGCTTGTTTGTCAGTAATCTGTAAGGCAGATTTAGCCGCAGCATACGACTCAGCCCACATTGACAACCGATAGCATTGGACCGACAACTCAACCCAAGGCTCACGGGTTCCCGGTGCTTCAGCAACAGCCAGCCTAAACCACTTTAAAGCTTCTGTAGCGTTGCTTTTTTCAGAGTACGACTTACCCAATAGTCTCATGGCATAAGCCCGTTCATTGGGCCAATTAGCTTCTGGCATCTCAAGGTACTTTTTGAGATACACAATAGCCTCATCCCACCGAGCATAAAACGTCAGTTCACGGGCGTGATAGAAAGCGTTACGAGGGCATCGCGGATCTTCTTTGATTGCCAGTTCAAGCAACGGCATATATTGACCACGCGACTTTGTGTTGTCAGGCAGATGCCGAACAAGCAACATATCGGTGTGTGCGTATACCTCGTTAATCCTGCCATCTGGCCTTGGGTACTCATGGACACTATGCCACCATCTGTAGCCGTGACGATGGTGAATCTTTTCGTAAAAGAAACTGATCCCGCTACCCCAATCAAACTTGTAGCGCAAACGTGTTGTCTGCTCAGTCCACACACGTTCAATTTCTTCACGCCATCCGGGTTCCATAACCTCATCAAGGTCAAGCGAAATGCAAACATCAATTTCTCTTGGAATTAAAGCCAAGGCCGCATTACGAGCCAAATCAAAACGCCACGGCGTGATGCAGATGTCATGCACTTTTGCTCCACATTCAACAGCCAATTTAACTGTGTCATCAGTAGACCCTGTATCAGCAATCAAAATGAGATCAGCGTCTTTAGCAGAGTCGCAAAACCTTTGTACAAATTGAGACTCATTTTTGCTGATTGCATAAACGCAAATTTTTAATGTCATGTTTTGTTCCTTTTCCATTCGCCAAAGTATTGATTTTCAGCATCATGTCTTGCTTTTGCCGCTTCTTCAATTGTTTTAAATGTACCTAAATATTTTTGCTGATGCTCAACTTTTATATAAGCACGATAACTTTGATGTTTTTTATTCCAACAAACTCCAGCAATTCCAGTTTTGTTGGCTTTTGACAACTTTAAATTTTTGCCATTTTGAGAATTTGTAGCCTCTCGTAAATTGCAAGCTCTGTTGTCAATCTTGACGCCATTGATGTGGTCAACTTGGTCTTTAGGCCAATCGCCATGATGCAAAGCCCATGCAATCCTATGTGCTTGCCATCGTTTTGGGCCTATGCAGATTCCAAGATAGCCGCTATGCAACAAAGTGCCAGCAGCTTTCTTTTTTATCTTGCCTTTACCTTTGGCAATCCAATAGATCAGACCCGTTTCAGGATCGTATCGCAGCAATGATTTCAAAACATCTATATTCATGCTTTGAATTATGCCACAAATTGCTGATTGCAGATACTGCTATCTTGAGTTTTTTTGTCATGTCGTGTGATGTGTTTACATTGTGTATGAATTGCCAGCAGCAATTGCTGCATTGACAGGGGCCATATCTTCCGTTGTCCAAAAATCTTTGTCAACCATGAACTCAAGATGTTTGACGTTGCGGTCAACAGTATCTTTGTCACCATTTTGTTCTCCAGCAATGATGGCGTTAATTAGCCAAACGCTGTCCAGCATAGCTTTGTAGTGTTGGGCGATTTGCTCGGGGGTTTGGTTTTCCATGATTACTCCTTAAGGTTGAACGGGCCAGTCGATTGTCCAAGGGAAGCCAGATTGTGCCGTGACATCACGCAGGGCTTGGCGATATTCTGCCCATGCAGCTTGATCCACTGGAGCGTCAGCCACCTGTGTCCAGTCGCTTTCCTTGAGCTTCTCACCACGCTGTTGACGTACAGACTTAGCTTGTTCAGCGTCTTTAGCGGCCTTGTAAGCAGCTTCATTATCAGCGGCTGTGGTTACATCGCCTTCATCATCTGTGGTGTCTGCGAAGACAGGGCCAAGAATGTGCTTGGTGTACCACTTGCCATCAATCTGTTCGACGCCAGCGGCTTGGCTGTATTGGTAGACCGTACCACCTGTGGCCTGTGGGCCTTCAAAGACCACATCAGCACCCAAGCTGTCGAGGATCTCTTCTGTGGTCTGACCCCATGTAGGGCCACCATTGGCTTGCTGGTATGCACGAAACTCTGCCTCGTACATTACTGCGCCTGTTTGTCGAATTCTGATTTGCATGATTGTTCCTTATGCGATTGCCAATTATGGTGAAGCCTACGCCACCGCAAGAAACACGTAGGAAACCCCACTGCTGTTAGCTAAGTTGCCGCCAGCGTTGCTCAATTCAAAACCTGTTGCAGCAGTGTCCACCCAATCGGTGTTGGTAACTTCAGCAGCAGTGCTGTTCAAAGCGAGGTATGGATCGTTACCCGCCACGATACCTCGTGCGCTGTCCCACACCAGCCAGTTACCAGTGGTGCTGGTAGCCTTGATAAGAACAAACCTTGCGCCGCCTGTAAAGCCGCAGTTGATGACCTGAGTTGCGCCAGTGCCTGTGAATGAGCCGACTTTGCTGACCCCCGGCGCTGACGCAAACAGGTAAGCGACATAAGTTCCACCAGAATCATTTACTCCGTAGGCAGGACCAGCAAGAGAAAATACCTGTGATGTTGGAGAAGTGCTATCCCATATAACATCAAGCGATTTTGCGTCTGTGGCATCTAAAAGAACGTAACCTTGATTTCCCATTGGCTCCGCATAAACAGGCCAAAAACCACTTATATTTCTGCTTTTAACAATTATCATTTGAGGAACTGCTGCTAAGTTGTGCGCCACAGTCCTTATAACCCCCGTCCCCGTATAGCAAACCACATCAAAGAAGCCGGGGGCGCGTCTGAAATAGTGATTGACATATGGTCTTGTAGAAAAGTTAATTGCTGCATAACTTGTATCTGGGCCTACAGATATTCCATCCATATTGAATGAAGTAACAGTTGGTGAACCACCAGTGCCTGAAGCCTCCCCATCCGTAGAAGCCGAACTCATAAAATTATTTGGGCCTCTTAGTCTATCAAAAAATGCATTAACACCAGAATTTCCAGTGCGATCAAATGAAGTTAAAAAATCAGGAGGAAAACCAATTCCTGTTATGTTTGCATCTGCACCAGTTGCCGTTCTTGTTACAGGAGCAAACACCTTAGTCGCATCAGTAGGCACTTTCATCGGGCCACGGCGTATGGCGATGTAGATGTGAGCATCATTATTCAGTGCTGACAATGCCGGGATGGTAAAGCCTGTTGCTGTCGGTATGACAATAAGGTTGTCAGTCTCAGCAGCCGATAAGTTTGGGTTCAGGGTTTTGCTGTTATCACTTGCTGAGTTTGCAGTCCAGCCCCTCATGTTGTCTACCAAGAACCAATCCCTAGCTCCAGCGGTTCTTTTAATAAGCATCCATTGCGGCTCGTAGCCCAGATTAATATCTTGGCTTGTTCCATTTGGACTGAACGACCCACACGAAATCACATTGTCCGTACCCGTCAGGCCAAAGCCTCCTGCGTTGTGGGCATAGACGTAAGCCACATATGTACCGCCAGAGGCGTTAACTGTTGCATCAGTGCCAAGGCTGAAGACCGTATCTGTCGGTGTTGTACTGTTCCAGCGTGTAGCTCCTGTGGCTGCGACTGCTGTAGTGTTCAACACCATGTATTGCGTGTTGGCAAGGCTGCGGTGATACACCTGCCAATCTGCTGTTGCGTCTGTGCGCTTAACGATAATGCAACCGGGGACTGAGCCGAGGTTGTGGGCAATGGTGCGGTTTGCTCCGTTGCCTGTCCAAGTCACCACATCGAAGAATTTTGGCTGCTTGCGGAATGTCCATCCAACAAAATTTTCGCTAGATGCGCTTAAAACGCTTCCGACAGAAAATCCATCAGAATTAAAAGCTGTTAAAGAGTTGGCTACTGTACCTTCTTGCAAGGTAGAACTAGACTGCAATCTTTTAAGCGCACCTCTGTTAGTGTCAAACCATGATGGAAACCCAGACGCATTTGTGCGAGATTTGGCAAACACAGCGCCACCCTTACCCGACAGATCAATCCCGTTTGTGATCGTCTGTGTAGAGCCGTTGCCTGTGTACAGCCAAGTGCTGAATACGTCTTCGATGTAGTTGGCTGCGGTGGACAGTGCAAACTGCCCAAACCCTTTTGACGATGCTGCGCCTTCTGAGCCGATAATTGGCATGGTTAGTCCTTATGCAAACTTGGTCTGAGAGGCCAGAACCGTGAATGTAGCCGTGCCAGTCTTGATGACTGTGATGACGTAGGTGTCAATCGAGCTTGCGTTACCAGCAGCAGGGGCTGTGCCGCCTTGCCACTTTGGAGTCACGCTCGACCCGTCCACTTGGAAGCCGTTCTGGTAATACGCTGTTGCGCCGTTGGTCACCAAGAAGGCAACCGTCATCGACTCGCCCGTGGTCATCACGCTGTCCAGTGATACACCAGAAGCTGCACGGATATTCAGCGTCCAGTTGCCAGAGGCGTTGCTGGTGTAGTACAGAACAGACTGAGTACGAGCATCAAAGTTGATCGTGCCTGTTGCTGCCGTTGCTGAGATTGTGGCCTTCTCAAACATCGCAGCATTAAGTTCCACCATACCGCGCAGACGGGTGCTGGTGATGCTGGTGTTGCCAATGGTTACTTCGTTGCTGACTGTGGCAGAAGATGCTTCTGCGTTGTAGCCAAGAATGATGTTGTTGGAACCAGTGGTCAGGTCGTTTGTGCCTGAGTACCCTGCGGACGTACCAATTAACGTGTTTTGTTGGCCGCTTGTAACAGCTAATCCAGCATAAAATCCTAGTGCTGTATTATTATCCGCAGTGCTGTTTTGTAATGCTGATCGACCAACTGCGGTGTTAAAACCATTTACTGTATTGGAGTAAAGAGATTGATAGCCGTAAGCGGTGTTGCTGCTTCCAGTTGTGTTGCTGTACATTGAAAAAACACCAGAGGCGGTATTTGACCCGCCCGTAGAGTTTAGGATCATTGCATACCACCCGAAAGCGGAATTGTTTGATCCTGTGGTGTTGTTTTGTAGCGCAACAGAGCCAACAGCGGTGTTGCTTGTTCCTGTAGTGTTTGCGTTAAGGGCATCTTTTCCAACTGCGGTATTGTTTGTACCACTAAGTGACCCACTAGCTAAAGTATTTTGCCCGAAGCCAAAGTTGTTATTTGTTGTATCTACCCTGCCATACACAGTACCCAAAGCAGTAGGTGTAGCGGCGGCAACAGTTACCCCTGCAGCACTTGTCCAAGTTGTGCCGTTTGATGTCAACACGTTACCGCTTGTACCGGGAGCCACCACCTGAAGTGCGGAAGTGCCGTTACCCAGCAAGACGTTGTTGGCTGTCAAGGATGTTGCGCCTGTGCCGCCGTTAGATGCTGTTAATGGAATGCTAAGAGAAGTATTCCAAGCTGTACCTGTAGAAACAGCGATTCCAGATGCAGGGTAAACAGTTGGGCCTGTATTACCAGTTGCGCCTGTCGGTCCTGTAGGCCCGGAAATTCCTTGTATTCCTTGTGGACCAGTTGGGCCTACCGCTCCTGTTGCACCAGTGCTGCCTGTTGGTCCAGTAGGTCCGGCAACGCCTTGTATGCCTTGGATGCCTTGTGGTCCTGTTGGACCAACCGCTCCAGTTGCGCCAGTATTGCCGGTAGGACCAGTAGGTCCAACAATTCCTTGAATGCCCTGTGGACCCGTTGGGCCTGTTGCACCAGTGTCACCTTGTACACCTTGGATACCTTGAATGCCCTGTGGTCCTGTAGGCCCAACATCGCCTTGGATTCCTTGAATGCCTTGCGGACCAGTCGGGCCAGTCGCTCCAACATCGCCTTGGATGCCTTGCGGACCTGTTGGCCCTGTATTACCTTGAATTCCTTGTGGTCCTGTTGGCCCTGTGTCGCCTTGTGCGCCTGTTGGTCCAGTAGCACCTGTGTCGCCTTGAATACCTTGTATGCCTTGAACGCCTTGTGGACCTGTCGGACCGACATCACCCTGAATACCCTGAATGCCTTGTGGACCAGTTGGTCCTACTTCACCTTGTGATCCTGTTGGACCTGTAGGGCCAGTAGCGCCTTGTGGACCTGTGGAACCTGTTGGACCAACAATTTGCCCTGCGTCATCCCAAGCAACGCCATCCCACACATACAAATTGCCATCAGAGTTCACGATGTAAGCATCACCGGGTGTATTGCCTGTAGATGGCAAATCACCAACAGTTGCAACAGCGCCTTTAAGGGTTATGCCTTGACCTGTAGCGCCCGTAGGTCCAGTTGGGCCTAAATCGCCTTGTATGCCCTGAATGCCTTGGATGCCTTGCGGTCCTGTCGGTCCAGTAACGCCTTGCGGTCCAGTAGGTCCAGCAACACCTTGTTCGCCCTGAATACCTTGAATACCTTGCGAACCTGTTGGGCCAGTATCACCTTGAATGCCTTGAGAGCCTGTTGGTCCAGTGGCTCCAATGTCGCCTTGAACACCTTGTGGGCCTGTAGGTCCAGCAATACCTTGAACTCCTTGAGGTCCAGTTGGGCCAACATCGCCTTGCACACCTTGTGAGCCGGTAGGACCAACATCACCTTGGATGCCCTGAACGCCCTGAATGCCCTGAATGCCTTGTGGACCTGTTGGGCCAGGAATACCTTGTGGGCCTGTTGGTCCTGTGCCTGTTGGCCCCATTTCACCAGTAGGACCAGTAGGACCAGCAATACCTTGTGGACCTGTAGGGCCGCTACCAGCAGGGCCAGTAGGCCCAACAGCGCCAACTACACCACGATCAATTCTAGCTTCTACGCGAGGTTGTGGGACTACTTCAAGATTGACGTTGTTGCCATCAATTACAGTGACAGTTACATTGCTCATGGCGAATCCTTACAAAACAACAATACCGTCAGAACGGACAAGGAACAACAAGAAAATAATCATGTCATCCGCAGGATTGCCGCCAGAAGCAGGGAAAGCAACTTTGACTCGACCAGAGTAACCAACACAGTTTTGAGCGTTAATGTCTAGCTGTGGATCAGTTGCCATCAACCCCCATGCGCCAGCATCAATAACTAGCGTACAAGTGCCAGCAACAGCAACAGTGTTTGTGATTGTTAACGGGATTGCCGCAGGAGTAGGCGTGTAGTCTGCAATGTCAAACGTCAGACCATTTCGAGTGTCTTGAATGTTTGTGACATTGCGCCTGACAATCTGAGCATCAATGGTTGCGCCTGTAAGGTTGACAGGCAAGCCAAGAGATGTGAAAGACAAGTTCCAATATGTTTGCTGATCCCAAACAAGTTCTCCAGCAAGAATTGGATTGTCAAAGCCCGACACTTGGGCAAGTGAATTGCGGTTAAAAACTGCCATGATGATTCCCTGATCTCAGGTGGTGACGCTCCCCGCCTACTGGCAGGGCTACGGGTCTTGTCATGTGTTTGTAGATTTTAACCACTTACATAAATGCAAGCAATCATCTTAACTTCAGTCGGGCTAGAAAAAGTTGCCGCTTCTCTTGCCTTTGCTACGGTGTAAGAATGAATTACATCATCAGATTGCTTCATGCCTTTTCCAGCAATGCTTGAAGTCACAATGTAATCTCCAACTTGAATGTTGCCGTTTTCGCCGCAGACATTGATTTGGCCTTCTCCCAAAGCGTTTACTTGAACAACTTTGTAAGTTGATTCTATTTGCTGTTCATCAAATCCCGGCGGCATTGACCAAACATTGTATGGGCCTGAATCTGTTTCAACAACATTACAAATCCACAATGCTCCCGGTGTTCCTTCTTCAATTGGAACAATTCCAGAAACAACACCAATTGCTCCTTGTTGATTTGCAGAAGAAGAAAGTGATGTTTCAAAAAGAGTGTTGCTAATACCTGCTTTGTATATAAGCTGAACATCAACCATGATGTCACCAAGTTCTACGACCTCATCAATTGCGTTTAATGTATCGTGGAATCCAGTAAAAGGTCCATTTCCATCAACCACATATATTTTGCCGCCGCCAGATGGCGAATATGCAGAGTAAGCACCCGGTGCTAGCCAAAATTCTTTGCTTGATGCAGTGTTAAAAAATTTAGCCGCCCCACCGCCTGATCCTGTTTGCGTGACAATTAAAGCAATAGCAGCAGTACCAGATGAGTTAAATGTTACTGCCGCACTTGATGTTGAATCTTTTGAATTTGTTGAAAGTTGAAAGAATGAATAAGCAGATGCAGATGTGTCATCCCAAAATACTAAAGGCACAGCAATACCAGCAGTAGGCGTTGAAAGAAACATCAAGTTGCCAGAAGAAGAATTGCCAATCTTAAAAGAATTTGAGCCAAAGCCTTGGAGGACAGCATTGTTTAAAGTAAACGCAGAACCATCCCATGTCATATTAGTAGTGCTGTTGCCAATAGAAAACTTGTAAGCACTACCGCTATAGCCAAGAAAGAAACCTGTTCCTGTGTTGTATGCGGTTTGACCTCCTTTTATGTTTCCTGTAGTGCTGATAGTCAAACTATCTTGCACCGTCAAAGCGCCTGTGTTTACAGTAATCGCAGACAGTTGCCCAACTTTTAAGCTACTGATGTATGGAGTACCCCATGAGGTTTGATTGGTTGATGGGTTGTAAATGCCATCTGATTGATACAAAGAGTCAGTGCTTGATGGGTTAGGGTCAGAAGCACCCCATGTCGCAGCAAATCCCCATGTTGCGCTTGATTGACCACTTGTAGGAAAAGACGCATTGCCAGATGTAGTGATCGTTCCACTAACAGGCGCAGGATTGCTTGGAACTCGTGCAAAACAAAGTCTTGATGAAAGACCGTCACCGCCAGCATAACCAGCAGCAAGAATGCTTGCCGTAGTCCAGTTGATAGTAGATGTTGTTGCTGTTGCTGTATCAACCAGATTTACACTTGCCGCCCAAAGCGTAAAGCCCGGCACAGATGCGGCAGGGGCAATAGACCAACCAGACGGAACTGGCGTAAACGAACCGCTTGCCCATGTGTATGTTGATGTGCCGCTAATGGTCGGAATAGTAGCCGCCCACTGGTAAACAGTTGGCGTGGCAGATTGAGTTCCTGATGCACCATTTTGTGATGAATCATAAACAGTGAATCCAGAAGCCCAACTAACAGTTGTAGTGGTTGCTGTTGCGACATCTGTAATTTCTTTTGAAGCAACCCACAGCTTTAGCAATGGTGTTCCGGGGTTAGATGGAACTGTTGTCTGCCACCCATTGCCGCCCGTGTATGTGGCATTACCGGGAGGACTCCATGTATACGTTGATTGACCAGATGGATTGCCGGGAGTTGTTGGAGACCATTGATACAAAAATACAGTTGCAACTTTATTGCCTGATACTCCTGTAGGGCCAAGACTTCCTGTAGGTCCAGTGCTACCTGTTGGCCCAAGAGAACCTGTAGGACCAGTTGCACCCGTTGCACCATTTTGTATAGACAGTACAGGAGATGACCAAGTAAGCGTTGAATCTGTACCTGTAGTGCCCTGAATAGAAGCAACTGCTCTTGATGTGTAAACAGGATCAGTACCCGCTGGAATGGCAGAACTCCAGCCAGATGGAGCCGTAAGCGTTTGCGTTGTAAAACTGTAACTGCCGCCAGTGGGTGTTGATGGAATGCTTGTTGCTCGAATGTAAATTAACAACTCCGCAATGGATAAACCCGCAGAGCCATCTTGTCCTTCAATCAACAAAGGCGTTTGCCAAACGTAGTTAGTCCCTAACCCTGTGTTTGTTCCGACTGATGACCAAATTGGATCAGTGCCAGAAGGAACAGAATTTACGTCTGAATACCATCCTGATGGTGTTCCGACAGATGGGCTTGGTGTTGCAGGTTGTGTTGCTGATCTTCTAAAAATAATATCTACGCTATCGCCAGAAGACCCTGTAGGTCCAGACGGGCCTGTGGCTCCTGTCGGGCCAAGCGTTCCTGTCGGGCCAGTTGGTCCTACGTTTGCTATAGGCGTCCAAGTAAACGATGCGCTGATTGGGCTGCGATCTGACTTAGCTAAATCATTGCCAACAAGGTAACTGAAATAGTATGTTGCACTTGGACTTGCGCCAGTAGGCAATACTTGATTGGCAAAAACGTATGTGGTGCTTGGCGTGACAGGCTCACCATCAATCGTGTTCGCTGTAGCTAATAGCTTCCAATCACTTGAACTTGGAATGGCAACCGTTGTGTAATACAACTCACTATAAGTGACCCTGCCTGTCGCTGGAATTGCTATAGATATGTTGAAGTTGGGGATAGCACTTCCCGGATTGCTTGCCGAAACGGTTGGCGCAGACAATGGGCTAAAAAATATAGCAGATGGCAAGCCGCTGTTAGGCACTGGCGCAAACTGATTGATTGTTTGGTCATCGTAAACCTGAGCGTTGTACTCGCTCAATTCAAGACGAGCGCCAAGCGATCCATCAGCTAACGATGCTTCATTTACCTTCATCACACGGAACAACTTAGCAGACCATCCATAGTCTGAGTTGGTTACGCTAACAACATCACCAGCATCAACTTGAATGCCGAAATATGTTGTGTTGAAACTGACAATCAAATCTTCACGGGCTTGCTCAAGCAACCTGTTTGCAAGGTAGTGCGCCTGAACAGAATCGTTTACCAAGTCGTATGTGATGCTGTACTTGTTAACAGGCTCGTTTGGATACAACAGAATAGTTGGTGTTTTGATGTTGATAAAGTTTGCTTGGTCACGATTCTCTTTAAATGGA